CCGTGGGACCCGACCGTCCATCGAACGCTGGTGGTGTCGAAACGCCGCGACACCAACACCGGCTGGCGTGCGGTCGATACCCTGCGCGGCCCGGGGCTGGCGTGGTCCGCCGAGGATCAGGCCGAAGAGATCGCCGAGTCCGACGGCCTAAGCGCCTTCACCGCCACCGGCTATGACGTCGGCGCGGCGGTGCCCTGGCAGGGCAGCCGTATCGATTACGCCTGGCGGGCCAGCCGACGCGCCGGGTTCGATCTGCTGACCGTCACGCACACCACCGGCGCCGCCTCCACAGTGACACACGCGGTCGGCGGCACGCCGAACTATGCGTGGGTTGTGCCGCTGGCCGGCGGTGCGCGGCGCGTCTGGCATCACGCCTTGGCCGCCGGGCAATATCTGACGCTGGACGGCACCGCCGGCGCCGTCACCGAAACCGGCTGGTGGGCCTGCTCCGCCGTGGACCTGACTTTGGGGGCGAGCCTGCCCAGCGGCGATTATGCCGTCTATGTCTGGCGCACGGTGCCCGGGTTCAGTGCATTCGGCACCTATCGCGGGACCGGCGCCGCCGACGGCCCGTTCGCGGTCATGGATTTTGCCCCGCGCCTGCTCATCACCCAGCGCGCCGGCGGCATGGGCGGCCCGGTGCTGATCGACGGCGACCGCTGCAACGCTAACCCCATCGACCGCACGCTCGCGGTGTACGACGCCGGGGCCGAGGGGGTGGGGGCCGTCGGCGATCTGGTCAGTAACGGCCTCAAACTACGCACCACACGCGCCGACCTAAATGCCAACGGCGCGACCTACCTCTACGCCGCTTGGGCCATGACTCCCTTCAAATTCGCCCGCGCGCGATAGGAGAGATCGATGTTCGATTTGTATGATGCTCAAGGCACTTGGCTGCGCACCGCGCGCAGCGGTCGCAACCTGCGCGCGCCCGATGGAACCACCATCACGGACGCCTCGGCGCTGCCGGTGGCCATCCTGAACGCTGCCGGCGTCTATCCGGTTGCTGATCCTGGCCGGCCCGATGACCGCTGGCAGGCGGTGACCGGCCCGACGCGACGGATCATTGATGGCCGCAGTGTGTGGCGCTGGCAGACCGGCGCGCTGGCTGCAGCGGACTACGCCGCCCGCCTGGAGAGTCTGCGCGCCGAGGCCCTGACCGCCGTTGACGCCGCCGCCGAGGCCGCACGTGGGGCGTACCTGACCGAGGGCGCCGGGCAGGCCATGACCTATCTGCGCAAGGAGGCGCGGGCACGCGAGGCGCAAGCCCGGATCGACGCCGGCACACCACCGAGCGCGGGCGATTACCCGATGCTCGCCGCCGAGGTGGGCATCACCGCGCCCGATCTGGCCGGCGTGGTCGCCATCGTCATTGCGCAGTCCGACGCTTGGGAGGCCGTCGCCACGGCCATTGAGGCCGCGCGGTTGAGCGGCAAGGCCTCCATTGCCGCCGCCACCACTGCCGAGGCCGTCGCCACGGCCCGCGACACCGCCCTTGCCGCGCTCGACGCGCTGCGGGCCGGGGCATGACATTCCCCCGCCTATCAACGGCGGGGGCCGGGGCGCGGCAACGCCCCGAACCGGGAGAAGCAACCTCCCCCACGTCCACGTCACGCGCCATGGGCCGTGACCCGCCGACCCTGATCAGGGCGGCGATGACTGGGGACCATCATGACAGGAGAGTCCATCCGTTGCGTGCGGTGTGCCAAAAAGCTCGCCGAACTCAAAGACTTCAAGGCTGGAACCATCGCCATCAAATGCCCGCGCTGCGGGAGCATGAACACGCTGAGGGCCGCGACTCCGTCGCCGGCGAGCCCCTCATCCGAGCGCCCAAGAGCGCCGGACAGGAAATAAGGCCCCATGACCACCCGTCGCCCCGCACACCATCCACCCGCCGCACCGCCGCATGTCCGACGTCCCACGACCGACTCCCCCGACTATATCCGGGGATCAAACGGGGTCTGGGGCTTCGGGTGTCAGGAGTTCTACGTCGCAGTGATCCCGCGCGCCGAGGCCTGCCGGATGGTGATCGAGAACCACTACAGCCGCCGCATCGTGAACAACAGCTATGTGCACTTGGGGATCTATCTCGCAGGCGAGCGCGTTGGCGTTATGCAGTTTGGCTACTCCATGAACCCCGCCTGTGCATCCAAAGTGGTCGCCAATACGGGCTCTACGGAGCATCTGGAGCTGAACCGCATGTGGTTGGACGACGCCGCACCGCGCAACAGCGAGAGCAGGGCGCTTTCGTATGCTATGAAGTACCTGAAACGGGCATGCCCGGCGGTGCGATGGGTTCAATCCTTCGCCGACGAGCGGTGCGGGCGCCTGGGCGTGGTCTATCAGGCCGCGAACTTCCTGTTCTTGGGGTCGCACCTGACCACGTTCTATGCGTTGGACGGCGAAACCTATCATCCGATGCTGTTGACGGCCCATCGGAAGGGCGGCCAACGCGGCGCGTTCTTGCGGGCCAATCTGGACCGAGCCGCGCGACACCGCCTCCGCCAATATCGCTATATCTTCTTCCTCAAGCCATCCGCACGGCGCGACTTGCGGATGCGGCCCCAACCCTACCCAAAGCCGGGTGTTGATACCGCCCGGCTGCGCGATCCCGACCCGCCGTCGGGACGATAAACGCACCCGTGGGTGACCTCTATCCGCTGTGCCAAAAGCGTGCCGATGTGCGCCAAATCGTCCGCCGCCCGGCCCCGTCCTCGATCTGAGGCGGGGCTTTTTTTTGTGAGGCCCCGCCATGAGCGATATTTACCTGCACGGGATCGAAACCGAGGAGAAGGACGCGGGCAATCCGCGCTTCGTCGCCACCATCGATTCCGGGATCATCTTCCTTGCCGGCACCGCCTCGGATGCCGACCCCACGCTGTTCCCGGCCAATCAGCCCCAGGTCATGCGCGGCTACAATGACATGCCGGCGGGCTTGGGCCACACGGGCACGCTGCCCGACCAGCTTTCCAATATCCTGGACCAGGCCGGGCGCATGTCCCAGACGGTCTACTTCACCCGCGTCGAGGACGGCGCAACCGAGGCGGAGACCCTGGCCAACGTGCTCGGCGACCGCACCGCGCGCACCGGCCTGCACGTCCTGTCCCGCATTCAGGCCGAGTTCGGCCAGGCCCCGAAGATGATCGGCGCGCCCGGCTTCACCTCCCTGCGCCCGACGGACGGCGTCGCCTCCATCGCGGTGACCGAGGGCGGCACCGGCTACACCACGGCCACCGCCACCCTCACCGGCGACGGCGCCGGCGCAACGGCCATCGCCGTGCTGGAAGGCGGCGCGGTCTCTGCGGTCGTGCTCACCAACCCGGGCGCGGGCTACACCACGGCCTCGGTCACCATCACCGGCGACGGCGCCGGGGCCACGGCCACCGCCACGCTGGGCGCCGTCGCCAACCCTGTCGCCGCTGAGCTGTCGTCCCTGTGCAACCGCTTCCGGGCGATGACCGTGGTCTCCGGCCCGAACACCACGGCGGAAGACGCGATCCAGTACCGGTCGGACTTCGACAGCGATCGCATGATGATCGTGGACCCGTTCGTGAAAGTCTCGCGCGCCGGCGCCGTGGCGGCCATGCCCGCCGATGCGATGGTGATGGGCCTTCAGGCGCGCATCGACTACGAAAAGGGGTTCTGGTGGAGCCCGTCCAACCACGTCTTGGAAGGCGTGCTGGGCACCGCGCGCCCCATCGAGCATTCGCTGAACGACCGCTCGGTGGAAAGCCAGGTCCTCAACAGAAAGCACGTCTCCGCCGTGATTCGGTCGCCGACCGGCGGCTGGAAGCTGTGGGGCAGCCGAGTTGCCAAAGCCGATCCGCTCCATGTGTTCTGGCCGGTGCGCCGGTCGCACGACGTCATCATCGAAAGCATCGAACTGGCCCACGAGCCGTTCCTCGGCAAGCCGTTCAGCAAGCAGATGCTCATCGACATCGCCGAGACGGTGAACCGGGCGCTGCGCCGCTGGCAGGCCTTGGGCGCGACCCTGGGCGGTCGGGTCTGGCTGGACCCGACGCTGAACACCGCCGAAAGCATGTCGAGCGGACTGCTCTACATCCATTACGACGGCGAAGCCCCGGCCCCGCTGGAGCACTTGGTCTTCGTGTTCAACCGCAACACCGGATACTACGAAACCATGTTGGCCGAGGCCGCGCGCGAAATCGCCCGCATGGCCAGCGCGGCAGGGTGATGAACAAGGATCGCCGCAGCGCCTCCCTTTGGGGGGCGCGCGGGTCTTCCGGACCTGTTTCCTCACGAAAGGACCTCTCCCATGCGTCAAATTTTGCGCGGCTTCACCATGTGGGTCGGCGGCGACGACTACGGCTATGAAACCGAAGAGCTGCAGTGCGCCCTGCCCGACGAATCCTATGTCGAGCACAAATACGGCGGCGCCGTCATGACCGCCCAAATCCCGATGATCACGGTCAGCCTGCTGGAACCGACGATCAAGCTGGCCAGCCATAATCCAAAGCTGGCCGGCATGCTGATGCGTCCGCCCGGCGTGGTCGATACGTTCACCTTCCGCTCGGCCCTGATCGACGAAACCGACGGCACCACACGCGCCAACGTGATCGTCTACGAAGGCCGTCTGGCCGCCCCCAAGGCCGACGCCTGGTCGCGCGAAGACACGGCCGGCATGGAATACACCATCAAGGGCGTGCGGTACTTCCGCTATGAAATCGGCGGCGAAACGCTCCACGAAATCGCCCTGATGCCCGCTAAGCTCATCATGGGCGGCGTCGACCAGCTCGCCGGGATCAATGCTGCTTTGGGGCGCTAGAACAGTGCTAAGACGGCGGGGATGTCGATACGCCCCCCGCTCCACCGCGAGAGAGGGATGACTATACCGGAAGATGTGACGAGGTGGTCAATACCGTCAGCATGCTGAAAAGCCTTTCCGTTAACGGAGAATATTTGCACGCCGTCACCCCCCTCCAGAACAATGAAAAGACCGCCTGTAATATCGCTTCCTTTTGAACCGCAGCGCACATAAGCGAACGGTTTTTCTGAGTGGCGGCGAGTCCAGCATTTGGCACCGCTATAAATACTATCGTAGTGACCTTCCAGCGCCTCTACGGCAGCCGGAATAAGGTCGCCGTGCGCGCGTTCGGCGTGGGCGTCCTCGCTTTCAGGCGCATCAATCACGACCAGCGCCACGGCGATGATGACCACCCAGACACCAGCGCCAATCCACATCAGCAGCTTTCTCATCAACGTTCCTCCCTGAAAGGATGAGACATGACCACCATACCGCTTTCGCGTCCCCTGAGTCACGACGACCAGACCCTGACATCCGTCGAGGTTGACGAACCCAGCATTGGCGCCATTGAGGCGTTTGAAGTCGCCAAAAGCGCCGGCAAGAGCGACCTGACCGCCACCATTGAAATGCTGGCCTTTGATCTGGAGTTGCCGGTGTCCGTGGTGCGGCGCATCCGGGCAAGCGACATGGAAAAGATCAACGAGGCCATGGCCCCTTTCGTTCAGGACAACGCCAGCCTTGGGGTGTCTGGCGCGGGCTCGTCGCCGAAGTCGCCCACCTCCTGAACACTCCCCTGCCTGACCTGATGCGCATGCGTTGGTCCGCGCTGCTGGCCTGGCACGCCGAGGCGCGCCGGATCGCCCGCGGTCGCGGCCTGATGGGATAAGGACGCCATGGCTCGCTTGCTATCCGAACTCATCGTCAGTCTGGTGGATCGTGTAACGGCCCCAGCCAGACGCATCTCGCAGACCATCGGCGAGTTGCCCCAGCATTTGGCCGCCGCTCAGGCACTCAACGCCCGCCGCATGGACGAAATGCGCGGGCGAATGCTGGATGCCGCCGGCGGGGCCTATGCCCTGGCACATGCCATTTCCGCGCCCATCAAGGCGGCGATGGACATGGAAGCCGCGATGGCCGACGTGTCCAAGGTGGTGGCGTTCGAAACGCCGGAGGGCCTAAAGCAATTCGAGCGCGACATCATCGGCATGTCCCAGCGCATGACCATGACGGCGGTGGACCTCACCAAAATCGTTGCCGCAGCCGGACAAGGCGGAATCGCGCAAGACGACTTGCTGCGGTTCACCGAGCAGGCCGCGAAGGTCGGAACGGCTTTCGAAATCAGCGCCGACGTTGCCGGCGAGGCCATGGCCAAGCTGAAGACCGGCTTGGGGCTGACAGTGGACGGGGTGTTCTTGCTCGCCGATAGCATGAACCATCTATCGAACACCCAGGCTGCATCTGCATCTGACATTCTGGCGGTGGTGCGCGGGGTCGGCGCGCAAGGCAAGCAGTTCGGATTTGCGGCAACGGAGGTCGCTGCGTTTGGATCGGCCATGGTGGCCGCAGGCGCTGCCCCCGAAGTGGCGGCCACCTCCTTCTTGAGCATGGGCCGCGCCCTGACCAAGGGAGCCAGTGGCACAAAGCGCCAGAGCGATGCCCTGAAGCTGCTCGGCCTGGAGGCCGGGGACGTGGCGCGGCGGATGCAAGAAGATGCCGCCGGCACCACGGTTGAGGTGATGCAGCGGCTGGCCGCGCTGCCGAAGGAGATGCAGGCGGCGGTCTCGTCCGATCTGTTCGGCGACGAGGCGCGCGCCCTCGGTCCCCTGCTGACCAACCTAGATCTGGTGCGCGAGAGCCTAGGGTTGGTCGCCGACGAGACGAAGTACGCAGGCAGTGCACAGGCAGAGGCTGCTGCTCGCGCTGGCACATCGGAAGGAGCCTTGAAGCGGCTCCACAACAACATCACGGCGGTGGCCATCGCGGTTGGTGAGGCCCTGTTGCCGCCGCTCAACCAGGCCATTGAGGTGATGACACCGCTGATTCAGCGCGTGGCGGATTTGGCCGCACGATTCCCCAGGGTCACCTCAGCCGTGTTGCTCGGCGCCGCTGGCCTCATCGGCCTGCGGATTGCGGCCATCGGGGCGAGCTGGGCGACGCGATCCATGGCGGCTGGGGCGCTCTTGATGGGGCGCGGCATGCTCGCGACGCTGAATCCGATAAAAATGGTCAGGCTGGCCATCAAAGGGCTGAAGGTGGCCCTGATCTCCACGGGCATTGGCGCCATTGTGGTGGCGCTTGGGGCTGCTGCCGCCTTCATTGTGCAAAACTGGGATGGCGTGAAGGAGACGTTCTTTGCGTTCGGGCGCGGGTTTGAAAAGGCGTTCGGCCCTGTGCGGCCTCTGCTCGATCCTGTGATCAGTGGTTTGTCAGACCTGTGGGCGTGGATCGAGACGGTGACCGGCCCGATGGATGCGTCGAGTTGGATCGCATTCGCCGAGACTTTGGGACGCGCCGTCGGCGGTGCCGTGCGGTACGTCGTCGAGGTGTTCCAGGACTTCCAAAAGTGGATTCAGGGCGCCATCGACAAAGTCGTTGCCATCATCCCGCCCTTTATCAAAAAGCAGATGGGCATTGAAGTCACGGCGCAGCCCCTGACTCCAGAGGAGATGCAAACCGCTGCCGGCGAGCGCGCAGAGGCCGCCAGGAATGAAGCCGATACGGCGGGCTGGTTCGCCTCGGACGCAGAAGCGGCGGCCTCTGCCGCGCAGGGTCAGGCGGCTTACGACGCCGCATTCGCCGCAGCCATGGCCGAGATGAAGGCGGAGAACGCGCGCCTTGCCGCGACCCAACAGGCGCCAGAGTACATATTCCAAGAATCAGCCCCAGACCCACCCCCGGCGCCGCCCCCAGCGGCTCCTTCTGGCATCCCGCCCGAGGTGGCGGCCCTAACCAGCAACGCTGGCGCCGGCGCCGATACCGCTGACTTGGCGGCGCTGGAAGCCGAGCTTGGCGCCGGTGCATTGCCCGCACAGATGGACACTCTGGCGCCCGATCTGAACATGTCCGGCCAAGTCACCCTCGACATGACGGCGCTGGACGTTCTCATGACCAAAATCGCCCAGGCCAAGACCGCCCTGTCCGGGCTGGATATGGCCGGCCGGGCCGCCGCTGATCGCGCGGCCACCGCTCTCGATCGATCTCGCGCCACCAACCTTCAGGGCCGGCCTACATCATAGGAATAGGGGAACAGCATGAACGTCCTCATGGCTTGGGGTGACATCCGCTTCAGCCTGTCCACCATCGCCTATGACGAAATGACCCGGTCGCTGGCCGCCCGGATCAGCCCGCAGAATATCATCGGCGCCCGACCGACTCTCCACCTCATGGGGCTAGACCAAGAGACGATCAGCTTGAATGCCACGCTGTTTCCCTATCACCTGCCGAACAACCGTGGACTGACACAACTGGTCGCGCTGCGGTCCGCCGTTGGCACGTCGGCGTTGCTCATCTCGGGCGCCGGGGGCCAGGGCAGCAGCCTCGACGCCTGGGCGCTGAAATCCGTCGGGGACACGCAGACGGAGTTCATGCCCGGCGGCGCAGCGCAGAAGATCACCGTGATGCTTGAGTTTTTGTATGACGGGCGCGTCCGCACACCAGAGGCGCGCACGGCCCTGGCTGGGCTGTCCGGCTGATGAGAACGCCCTTCCTGCGAATCGAACACAACGGGGTGAATTTGGCCACGCGCTGGGGTCCGCTCTTGTGCGACCTCACGATCACCGATGAACGGGGCCTAGAGTCCGACAAAGTCGCGGTCACGCTGGACGACCGGGGCGGGCGCATCGCCTATCCGCAGACGGGCGAGACCATCCGCGTCGCCTGCGGGTATCGAGAGGTCGGGTCCATCGTCCAGGGCGACTACATCATCGATCAGGTGGAGCTGAACGGCTGGCCGCAAACGATCACCCTGCACGGTGCGGCGGTAGACGCCAAGGCGCCCGCGAAGGAACGCCGCACCGAGGCTCATCAGCCGCCGGACGTGACCACCCTGGGGGCCTTGGTCGAGAAGATCGCGCGCAGAAACGGGTGGGCGCCCCGGGTGGCGCCGTCGTTGGCCGCGATGCCGATTGCCTACGAGGCACAGGCGGCGGAGTCGGACCCGGCCTTTCTCGGGCGCGTGGCCGGGCGCTACGGCGGGCTGGTCACGATCAAGCAGGGGAACCTCGTGGTGGCGCCGCGCTCTGGCGGGCAAACCGTGTCCGGTCAGGCGCTGCCTGTGCTGACCCTTCAGCCCGGCGTCAACCTGCTGGACTACCGCGTGTCCTGGAAAGATCGCGAGACCCATGGCCGGGTTTGCGCCTCCGCCTATGACCGGGCCGCCAACAGGACCGTCGAGGTTGAGGCCCAGGTCGAAGCCGGAGACGGCTCCACAGACGTTGCCTACCGCTTCCGCGAGCCCTTCCCGAGCGTGGCCGAGGCCCAGGCCGCCGCCGCCGCCAAGGCCCAGGACCTGAAGCGCGGCGAAGGCTCGGCCTCGTTCACCCTGGAGGGAGAACCCGCCATGGGCGCCGAACGACCGGTCCAGGTGGTGGGCGTGCGCGCCGGCGTGAACGGGCGCTGGACGCCCACGCGCGTGGAACACCGATGGGCGGATGGCGGCTATACCACCGCCCTTGAATGCGAAACCCCCGGCAGCGGGGACAGCAGAGGCACGGGGTCATGACGCTCAGCGGTGTGACATGGCGCGACGATGGGGCGGCCACCTACACGACTCTCGACGGCGACATGCTCGATCACCTGTGCTGGCGCCACTATGGCCAGGAATGGGATCGCGTGGAAATGGTCCTGGCCGCCAACCCAGGCCTTGCCGCCCGGGGGCCAGCCTTGCCCGCCGGGGTCGAGATTGTGCTCCCCGCCGTCGCACCCCCCACCAGCGCCGCCCAAACCGACATCATGCGCCTGTTCGATTGAGACCCGCGCCGCACCCCCACGTCATCCCGACCGAGCACAGCCCCCCCACGTCATCCCGACCGAGCGAAGCGAGTGGAGGGATCTCGGGAGGAAAGCGCCACACCCCAAAGGGACGTGTGAGGCCCATGCGGGGCTTTGCCCCGCTTTTAAAGACTGGGGCCTATGAGGCCCCAGACCCCCCGTCATCCCGACCGAGCACAGCGAGTGGAGAGTTCTCGCGCCAACTGCAACTGCAACCCAAACCGAGCCCGGCCCGTGAGCCGGGCTTTTTTTATGCGTGATTGGAGGCATCAATGCCGCACCGAAATGTTGAGGCTGTGACCGGGTGGGGCGCAGTGTGTGCTTTTCTGTCCTCGTGGCCGCTCGATCTTGTGAATCAATGGCTGACGTTCATCAGCTTGGTGCTCGGCCTCGCGTTCTTGGTCTGGCGGTGGCGGGCTGAAGTCCGCCGGAGACGGAGGGAGAGCCGATGAGAGGCGGCATCGTTGCAAAGACGCTGGCCGTCGTGGGCCTCGGCGCTGCCGGCATGCTGGCCGTGTTCGTTCCCTACCATGAGGGCACGGAGCTTCAGGCCTATCAGGACTCGGTCGGTGTGTGGACGATCTGCACCGGGCACACGGCGGGCGTTGCGCCGGGCGATACGGCCACAGAAGCCGAGTGCGCGGCGCTGTACCGGTCGGACATCGGGCGCTTTCTCGGCGCCGTTGATTCGGCAATCTGGCCGGACATTCCAGACGCGAGCATGGCCGCGATCACAAGCGTCTGCTTCAACCTCGGCCTGCACGGCTGTCGCAAGATTATCGCGCGCGTCAACGCGGGCCGGCTGCGGGCCGCTTGCGAGGCGATTCCGCTCTACATCAGGGCCGGCGGCAAGGACTGCCGCGACCGCGCCAACGACTGCTATGGCCTCGTGACGCGGCGACAAAACGAGCGCGCGCTGTGTCTGGCCGGCCTTGAGGGCGCTTCATGAACGCCGCCTTGTTGCGGCTTGCCCCCTGGCTGCTGCTGGCCGCTGCCCTGATCGGCGGCGGCTGGTGGGGGCGCGGCGTGCTGGCGGACCGCGCCACCCTGGCCGCCCAGGTCGAGGGACTCAGAGCCTCCGTCGCGGCCTGGAGCGCGGCCTATGCCGAACAAGAGGCCGATCAAGCCGCCGTGGTCGCGGCCCTCACGCGGGCGCACCAGCAAACCGCGCGGATCATCGAAACCCGCGCCGCAACCCTGGAGGCGATCAAAGATGCGCCCGATCTGGACGCTGCCCTGCCTGCTTCTGCTGGCGCTCTCCTCGACCAGCTGTACGCCGGCCCGGACGACGATTGACCCGCCCCCGGCCCGGTGCCCGGCGATCCCGGATGAGCTGCTGACCTGCCCCCCCGGTTCGACCCCACCGGCCCCGACCGCGCGCGGCGTGCTTGAAGCCCTCACCATCGAGCGCACGGCGGGCGAGATCTGCCGGGCCAAAATGCGGGAGGTGCGGGCACTGGAGACGGAGCGGCTGCGGCGTTAGTCTGGCGTCAAGTATGCTGGTCTGCTGCGGCTGCCGTGGCGGTCGTCGTGCCGCGCGGCATGATGGCTATGTTCAGGCTGTCGTCGGCCTCTAGCAGCCTCGCGATAACGAGCGCTACGACGCGCTCGTGTACGCTGGCGTAAGGCCAGCCGACCTGTTGGGCGTCGGCGTCGTCGACGGCAACGCCTAGCTCAATGCATTCTGGAGTTTCCCCCTCTGTCTCCATGCGTTCGATGGCGAGCGCCGCCGCCTTCTCGGCGGCTGTGTCTATGCGTGACCACAAGGAAACGAGAGTGGTGGCGGCGCCGCGTGGCGCTGTTCGTCGCCCGCTCGACCACGACTTGACAGTGTCAAGCCTGACCCTCAAAAGTTCTGCAACCTCCTGGTTGGAGAGGCCGCAGAGGCTTATTAGTAGGCCAAATTCAGTGGCCATTCGTGCTCTCCAATACATTGCGCGCTCTGTCGCGCAATTCACGACGCGCCTTGCGTCTCTGTTTGCCCTCTTTGATCGCTTCCGCTGCCGCGAACTCTTCAGGCCACCATTCAAAAGCCTTGGCCTTGACTTTTTCTTCGAACGCCCATTTTGCTTCAGAAGCCGCTTGAGCTTCGGCCTCCGCACGCTGCTTGGTGTTCATGATGCCATGGTCGCGGCATAGAGCCGCGCGCACATCGCGCCACCGCGCATCGGTCATGCTCTCAGGTTTGAGAATGCCGGCCTTTTCAAGCTTAACGGTGAAATGACCGCTGCTTTTCGCAGGGATGCGGACATTCGCCGCATCGCACGCGGCCTTAAGGTTTGCAATCTGGTCAGCCTGTTCGGCGGCAGCGCGCGCGGCACGCGTTGCGGCTGCTGCGCGGGCCGCGTCGGAACGCCGCGCGAAATCCTCAGACCGAAATCTAACAGGGATTTCACGGCTAAACCGCTTGGCTAGCCAAGCGATAGCAGCGGCTGGGGCCGCATCATCGGTAAAATTCACATCTGCGTCGCCGCCGACACCTGGAGCGTTATGATCGGAGACACGGATCTTTACGGATGAATTCGCGTCGGGCTGCCACACAGTAACGTAGTGGCTGGCCGAAATGCGGCTCTTATCAATGCCACACTCTAAATTCATCGCTTTGGCAGCCTTCGCGATGAGTTCGGCCAGATGCTCGCATGCGCTGGTTTTTCTGCTGAGGAGATGCTTTTTCATTTTGCGTCTCCCCTACTTCAAGCTGTCGATCAGCGCGGAGCATTCTGCGCTGGTAAGCATCGCGTTGCTGCTCGTGTATGTGTACTCGGTTTCGCCGCACCAGATACCGCGCGGAGCGATGATGGAGGCGAGAAACCAAGTCTGTTTTCTGGTGGCGCCGCGCCGGCCCATCTGACATGCGCGCTCGGCGGCTCGGTCGAGCCAGCGCACAATGCGCTTGGCCGCGTTGGCGGCCCACGCCTGGCGAAGGGCAGCTGCAAAATACTGACGGGCGGAACCGCCAAACTGCGCGGCCCCTTTGCGAGCGATCTGCCAGGCTGATTTCATGATGTTGCGAAGGTCGGTCAT